ATATGTCGATCCTCTATTGAATGCTCGTTGAGTTGAAGTTGTAGGATTACCTGCTGTGTCCTTACCTCCATGATTACCATCTTTATAGTAATATCTATAATATGTTTCCCAAAGTGCTGTTGTTACTCCATAGTTGTCATCATGAAAAACTATTGTAACTGGATCATAGGTGATTTTTGTTTGTATGTTTCTTTTTTTATTATATTGTTGCACAGTTACCATGTCCACTGAATATTTAGGCAAGTCTACGTTTTTAACCAACATATTCAATTCACGTTGGTGATTCTTAATTGGTGGATCACTGATTTTTGATACAGATGGATCTAAATTGAATACACAATGATATAAAAATTTTTGTTTGGGTGCTAAACGGAAACTGTCATCTACATATAATCTGGCTCCGTGAGCAAAGTCACCAAGGTTACCTTTAGGATTAAGCACACCTTTTCCTAGATTATCTAAAAAACCTTTTAGTAAATTTGCCATATACAGTATTTATGTTATGAGAAAAGTGGTGTTTTAAAAACAAAAAAGGGGCCGAAGCCCCCTTTTAAATTTATAAATGCAAATAAAAATTACTGACCGCCGCCTGTAATTAGTGTGTTTACAGTTCTGCCTACAGCAGTTCCAACACCTGTTCCTTGTGGAGTTTGGATAGCATTATCGTATCTTAATTGTAACGTAACTGTTACAGGTTCGCTTGTACCATATGCTAACTGATTATAGTTTGCTGACTCAACGTAGCAACCGTATAATTCAAATGTTTCTAAAACACCAACTGCATTAGCACCGTTACCACCATCTGTAATTTCTATTCTAGTTACAAATTTGTAATCGCTACCTGAAGCCGCCGCTGATTGTTCAAAGAAATCAAATTGTTTCTGTAATTGTTCACCAACTAATTTTTGTACATTGTTAGATACATCTTCTCTTAAAGTCAATGTGACTGTTTCCCAAGTGTGTTTACCTGCTAGATAAACTTTTGAGTTGTACACGTCAATAGTTGTTGTTTCAAATGATAAATTAGGTCTTGTTATATCTACAACTTGCTTTGTTAATTCTGTTGTTGGTGTTGATACACCAAAGTTTTCTAAACTTACTCTAAAACGATATTGAAGTTTAGGCATTAACAAGCCTTGGTTAGAAGCACTTTGGCTACTATCCAATGGTACTGTAATTTTTGATAGTGTAGATATACTCATTTGTTTCTCCTATAATATTTATCTTATTATAATCCTGCTATTTCGCCAGTATTTTTTAATCTCAATGGTACGTAGATAAACTCAACTGCTTTGACTGGTTCAATCGCAATATCCAAGTACAACTCGTTTCTATCTATTCTAGTTGGAGTGTTGTTTGTTTCGTCACACACAACTAAGAAATCAAAGATTGCTCTGTTACCAACTAACTCTAACAATAAACTTTCTGCTTGAGCCTTGATTTCATCTCTTGTGATTTTATCATTAGGTTCAAACACATAAGGTCTTGCTAGTTTGTTTAATTGACTTCTTAAGAAGATCACAAGTCTTGATACATTTATTCTGTCTAATGCACTTGATCCTGCAAATCTAGTTTTTTGTCCATAGTTTACTAAACCAGCACCTGTAATGAAAGTAATTGGGTTAACATTGTTTGCGTATAATGTATCTCTTTGACCTTCATTTAATGCTGATGAAACAAATTCACCTTCACTGTTAATGTGACCAGTTGCACTCGCGTTAGTGATACCGCCTCTTCTTGTGCCTGCTGGTGCAAACCATGGGAAAGAAACTTGATCGCTTAATGCAATAGTTCTTAACATCATGTGTGATGGTGGAACAACAACATTGTTACCGAAGTTGTCTGAAGTTAATCCTGATGGATAAAACACGCCAAGATTTTCATTGGTTGTTACTAAACCATCATCGTTATCTTCAAGTGCTTTGTTAACGTTTGTTGCCCAATTTTGTAAACTTGTTGCATCTGGTGTTAATCTCATTGGTGAGTCACCAACTATAAATGCTGACAAGCCTCTGTCTGCGTTTAATGAAATCATTTCACCTATTAGTTCTGGATAACCAGGTGTTGCTAATAAGTTGAATATTCTTGATTCATCATCTCTAATTTCTTGATTAGAGTTCATTTCTGCTTGTAGTTTTTGCACAACAACTTTTCTTTGTGCGTGTCTACCAAATGAACCTGAACCGTCTGCTTGATTAGCCGATTCAGTTACCCATCTGTGTGGGAAGTATGCTGACATACTCACATCGCCGTCTCTAGGATTTGTTGCTGTTGTATCAATATGATTTCTAACAAATTTCTTTACATTAAATCCTGAACGTCTTGTGTTCCATAACAACATACCTTTTGGATATAATGCTGGATCTGGAGCATCTGGGTCTAGGTAATCACTTGCTAAAAGTTCTGCAATAGTGCCTGTTGGAGCAACCGAAGTTGTTCCACCTGTTGTACCAAATCTTGCATCTGCAAACACAATACCATTTTCAGTTGTTTGATCTGACTTGTCTACTATTACCCATTTTAGAGTAGAACCATTCCATTTGTAAATTATTGGATAGTTTTCTAAGTCTGCTGTGCTGATCCATAAGTCACCATCAACAAGTGCTGATGCATCTGACTGTGTAGTTGGAGCAGTTGCAGAAACTTGTGGACCTGCTGGATCTGAACCTGCTACTGCTGAGTAACCTTTCCATGTTGTACCGTTGTGATACATTATGTCAACTTCATCTACAATTGAAGAATACCATAATTGTCCATCTTTAGTTAATGAAGTTGGTGCTGTTGCACTTGCAGTATAACTTAATGCTTTCCAGTTACTTGCTCTGAATTGTTTAGGATTTGTTCCTGAACCTGTGCCTGGCTCAAATCCCATGTTAGTTGTTGTTTGTGAGATACCTGCTTCTACTAGTGTGCCGTCTGTATCAACAAATTTCATCTCACCACCTTTTGTGTGTTCAATTACTATTCTGTTTTGTGAGTCAACACTTGCTTTAACATTTGTAAATCCAGCGCCATTTATTTGACCTGCAATTACATCTGCATCTGTAGCCGCACCAGTTAATGTACTTGTTACTGTAATTGGTGCATTTAAAGCCTCTTGACCTACAATTGATTCTGCAATAGTAAATGATTTACTACCTGCTGTTAATCCTGTAGATATTGCTGTACCTGTAACTTTTGTTGAACCTGTTGATTCTCTTCTGAAAATTACATGGTCAACTTCAGTTGTACCATTGCCGTAGTTGATGTATAAATCACCCACTGCCAAACCTGCACCGCCACCTGTTTTATCTAAATTGAATAATGCAGATTCGTTGCTAGAATGTAATGGAGCACTTAGAGTTTCAAATAATTTTGTTGTGTCGTTCCATTTTTTAACACTCCATTTAGCACCTAAATTAGGCTCTGTAGTTTTTAACCAAACTGAACCAGTTGGTCTTGGATTTGCATCTGTTGATTTGAACTCTGGTACTGAAGTGTGTGGAGCAATTTGTAATGCTGGAACATTGTAAGTAGCCGCTGTTATACCAAATGATGTGCTTACATCTGCTGTACCATTTGCTATTTGAACTGTACTGCCTGCTTCACCTGTGTAAAATATTTCTAAGATACCGCCGTTGTTTCTTGCACTTAATCCTGAAACACCAGCACCGTTGATATCAGTTACTGCTGAATCTACTGTTGTACCACTGTTTGTAATTGTTGTATTTTGTGCATTGATTGTGATAACATAGTTCTGTCCTGAACTTATTGTACCGCCTGCTGAACCTGAGATAGTTGGATTAGAACCTACCCAAGCCGCTGTGCCTACTGCTACCCAGGCACCATCATATTTTTTGTAGAATAAATCGTTGTTTGTGTCAGTGGCATTAATCGCATAATCACCTGCTTGTCCTACTGAATTTTTAGGAAAGTTAGCAGAAATTTGATCTGCGTCTGTAATTACTGTTACTGGTTGATTTGTAAATGACTGACCACCTGTTGTTGTTGCTGGTGAACCATTCCATTCAAATACACCGTATTTTG